CGTCTGCTGCTGTAAATCCTGCTTCAGGTAGTTTTACAATTTCAGTTATAAACTTGTAACATGAAAACAACAATTTACAACCTTCTTCACCTTGGATACGAAAAAATAGCTTATGCGATTTGTTGTGGATGGGTGTTTTCTTTTTTCATACCGATAAAAGGATTTCTTTTGTTCACGGTTGCCGTTGTTTTCGCTGATATGATCACAGGAATAAAGGCTGCAAAGAAAGAAGGGCAAAAGATAAATAGTCGTGGGTTATATCGCACGTCGGAAAAGATAGCCGTTTATTTTGTTGCTATCATGATATTTGAAGCTGCTAAAAATACTTTTAGCCTTCCAGTACCAATCACATATATGGCAAGTTTTCTTATAGCTATGACAGAGTTATATAGTATCGCTGAAAACATTAGGAGAATAACAGGCGTTAATTTAAAAACGCTTGTAACACGATTTTTTAACCGTTAAAAATAAATATTATGCAGACTAATTTAAAAGAGGCTTTAAAATCAGCCGACACAGTTAAATCTCCACTTGGTGACATTCAATGTTACTCAATGAATTTTGCCCAATTAGCTGGAGAAATTAACGTACATCTTGAAGGCAATAAAGTTAAATTTACGTGGCGTGAATACATTCAGTTGGCTCAAATAATTTGGGATAAGATAAAAGAAACAAGCCGCGAATGTGCCGGCAAAGAGATAGAAATAAAATTACCTCCAAAATTATCAATCGTAGGGGCTGCTTTCGCCCTTATCGGATTCAAATTATAGGCGCAGCAGGATTCGCTACCTTAGGCAGCCGAGGGGAGTAGATTGATTTCTATTCCCCTTAAAAATTAAAATTATGGACAAAAAAGAATTTTGTATATTTCTGGATGCTGGTCATGGTGGCATTAATCCTAAAGTGAAATTACCTAATGGATATACTACTTTCCCATCTAAATGTAGCCAACACAATAATGGTAAATTTCATTCTTATGGATGGTTTTTTGAAGGCGTATTTAATCGAGCTGTTACCAATCTCATTGAACAATATTTGAATGATTGGGGAATGACCACAATGAAAGTTTATGATGAAATTATAGATACACCATTAAGCAAAAGAGTACAGAAAGCTAACTTTGCAGCTAAAAATTATAGTCGTTCTTTGTATTTAAGCATTCACGGAAATGCAGCTGAAAATAAAAGTGCTAGAGGATTTGAGGTGTTTACATCCCTAGGACAAACCCAATCGGATGTTTATGCAGAATATTTGTATAAAGAAGTTAAAAAATCCTATCCTAATTGGGTTTTTCGTCCTGATGATAGCGACGGGGATCACGACAAAGAAGAAAGGTTTTACGTTTTAACAAAAACTTTAATGCCTTCGGTTTTATCTGAAAACGGTTTCTTTACTAATTTAGAAGATGCTAAAATGATGTTTGACCCATCATTCCAAAACACATTAGCAAAGTGTCACGCTAAAGCGGTTATTGATTATGCTGAATCAATTGGAATGGTAATGTTTTAAATGGAAAGGGCTAGACGTTTGCCTAACCCTCTTATTTACCACTAATTAACAAATTGTATTAAACCCTAGTTTATAAATTTCTTTAGCAAAGTTAACGCCAAATCTTTAGTAGCGTCACCCATTGATTCCTTATAAATTTTGTACGCTATCGTTATCATCCTTCCTGGTTCCATACAATCCATCGGAGGTTTTTTGTCTTTCAATAATGGCTCCATGTAAAATTTCAAAAGGAATAATCTAGCCTGCGTACCTTCAGCATATCTTATAGGTTTCGGATACAATTTAGAAATTTTTTCAATTTCTTTCCATGTGGTAATTTCAATACCATCTATTATTTCAATTTTTCGTTTCATCTTTTCATATAATTTTTAGCCTGAATAGCAAGAGTAAAACAATCAATTTCATCTTGACTGATTTTAGCTGATTTAAAATCTGGTTCAAATTTGTAGCCTTCGCGCTCAAATATTTTTAAAAACATTTCTTTACTCCATTTTTTGCCCTTTTGTTCTGGAGAGATATTGTAAACTTCGCATCCATTATCTTTAATCCATTCGTAGGCTATTCGGGAGGCTCCCTGATTCATGCCTACATTTCGGGACATACGGGACAAAATAGCCCTGTTTGTTGAATTATTAAAAGTAATATTTTGGAGGCTAGAATCTTCCACCATTACGACGGGGTTTTCGTAAACAACCCATGCTTCAACGTTTTTCAAAAAATCTACAAACCTTTTGTATTTTTTAAACCTAACAACTTTGTCAGTCATAATAAAACATGCGGCCATTCCGTTTAGTCTTAATGCTGGGTCAACTCCAATAAATGTTCTCATTACTTTTTGGTTATTTCAATCAATTTTAATAAACTATTAATTTCAGCTTCTTCGTATGTTTCAAACAATTCATGCTTAAAACAATAAGTACTTGTTTCGATATTAAAAACTTGAGAAGCCCATTTAAAATTTAACCTATAAATTGCGCCTTCCAATTTGTATTTCTCCCTAAAAAATCTAAATGCTTGAGAAAATGTCGGAGCTAAAGTAGTTTCTATTTTTTTAGTTCCTGCGTATGTCCAAGCATTATGTATATGAACTTCTATACCTGTTCTTATATTACCATTAATGTTATAATAATATGTAAAACAAGGCTCATCAAATTCAAGTTCTTTAAGTTTTAAAGCAATTTCATAGCTTACAAATTCTTTTTCCATAATTAAAACATTGATAATTGAAATGAAGTAATGTTTCTTTTAAAATTCTTAGGCACTTCTTCGTTGTTTATTGCAACAATCGTTTTACGTTTTCTCCTACGCTTTATAATTTTTGGCTCATTAATACCGTAGGCTTCTACTCCTTTATCTACGAAATTTATTTCCAAAAGATAGCCGAAAACTATAATAGTTCCAACAAATAAAAACATGGTGATATATTCCCCACCTTCGTAATGTTCCTGCAATCCAAAAAATATTTCTATTAAAGCCACAATCGTCGCGCCTAATGCTATTTTAGGAGGATAAGTACTTCTACCTTTAGTAGGGTTCAAAAAGTCCATGAAAACGACTGCAAAGCGCCCTAACTGAAGAATAGAGGCTGCAATAATAGCTAACCAAAAATCTAAGGGTAAAAATATGGCAGTTAAGTACGCATTTATGCCATACGTCAAAAGGATAGTTATCAGCATAATAGTAGGGATATTGTCCGATATGCTTTCAAATGTCCATTTGAATTGAGTATTGGTGAAGTTTTTTTCCATTGGTTTATAAGTTTTCTAGCTCTTTAGTTAATGTTAGTATTCTTTCCTTAAAAGTAAAAATAGAATGAATTACTATTTCATCTACAACTTCTTTATCAAGAATAAAGAAGTTACCCATATTATGTAGCTTACTAAATTGTATATTATGCGTTTCGCTAAATGTTAAATAATGAATTGATTCTTTATATTCATTAATTTTTTGCAAAATATCAGATGCTCTTTTTGCTTGACTTTCAGTCATGATTTTGTTTTTTAAGTTTAAAATTGATTGTATTCTTTCTTTAAAGGGAAATTATCCCTTTTAATCTGCCAGTATTCAGCCATTAATGAGGCGCGAAATTTGTAATCTCTATCGGTGTGGTAGCCACTTTTATAAACACATTTACAGATAGATTCGTATAACTTGATTCCTTTAATCTTGTAATTTGCCTTTTTGCAGTCAGCATACCTACCAGAATTTAGAACACTAGCCCACAACTTCATACCTTCTTCGGTGTTGGCTGCCTTCATAAATTTAGCACGGATATATTTATCCTTACCTCTGATAACTTCGCGCGTTTTGTAGGTAACTGATTGTTGACCTTTTAAAGCTTTCACGCCTCCAGCGTTTGCGTGTTTACGCCACAATTCTGTTTCAATTCCAGCACTGGTAGCCTCAATGATAAAGAAGCTATAAATCATAGAAATAGGGAAATCAGTCAATAAATGTACGTTCATTAACATCGATTCGTAGCAATAAGCGATATATATACGCCTTAATTTTGACTTATCAACTCCTTTTAAGTTTCTGAATCCTCTACCTTCTAATGTTTGACGTAGTTGTTCACCAGATAATTTACGAACCTCCCATCCGTATGAACGAGATCCGTAAGCTTCTTCATCTATTTCTTTGCTTTCTTCCTTTGCAGGAAATGTCAGAGTAGTAATTTTGTGAACATACACTGTATCGCGTTCAATAATAGGTACGAATGAAGTATAATTGTATTGCGTATTTATTGGGGAATAAATCAAGCCAACAACAAAAGCAATTCCAATTCCAGCAGCTACCTGATATGGCAGCCGTTTATTTTGTGGTACGTAATCAATAATTGGTTCTTTCATGACTATTAAATTAAAGGTTCTGCGTAAAAATATCCACCGTCGTATTCGATTGTTTCGTCTCCTTGTTCTGCAATTACATTGCCATCACAGTCGCGAACACGTCCACCGTAAACAAATTCATCCTCTGGAAAATAATCTTCATTTCGCATTTTAGCGTAAACCTTTTCAACTGCGTGTCTTTTTGATGAAGCGCCTACTTCTTCGCATAAATCTTGATACTTTTTAGCATTTCCAAAATACATCACTGAATAAATTGTCTTTTCCATTTGGTTGTTTTTAATGGTAAATAATCGTTTCAATACGTAAATTTATATATAAATAATTATATAAAAAAATATTTGTGTATTTATTTAAAAAAAAATCCCGTACCAAAATGATACGGGACAAAATCAACCTAAATTAACCTACTTACCAAATGATGCAATACTTATTTCTTTATCTGGCACCTCAATTCTTAACTCCTTAAATTTCTTAATTGCTTCTTCAATGTTTGGTGCATCGGTTATCACTTTTCCTGTTTTCCATCTTATCTCGTATTTCATTAGTACCATTTTTTTAAAGTGTCAATAATAAAGTAAATGGCGAAGGCTAAAGTTATAATGCCTCCAGCTGCAACAAAAATACTGGCAGCATCTTTAATTAATTTTTTCTTTTCGTTTTCAGTTAGCATGATTCTTTTTTTTTTGTTTTCTCGATAAATTGCCATATTGGCTAATAATTTTTCTTTATTTTTTGAGTAATAAATCCTACTTCGTTCCCTGACTTTTTCCAAATATTCAAGTGTCCAATTTTCGCGAGCCTTCTTCCGGTATTCATTCATTTGTATGCGTCGTTTTTCCTTTTGGAAGCGGCTTAAATTTTTCTTCCATTGAACCATATAAGCAGCTCGCTTTGCTTTCTTTTCTTCGTCGGTCATAGGCTATTTATTTAAATAGTTTTTAGAGGCTACCGGATCTTTGCCCTGATTTGAATATTTAGCATCTTCTTTTTTATCATACGAAATATTTGGCATTTCTGAAATATCCTGATAAGTCAGCTGCGCTATTTTCATGCCTGGGTAAATCTTAAGCGGCTGAACACAAACAAGCTCCAATGTCCAATGCCCTTTAAATCCAACATCTCCAAATCCAGCGGTTACGTGTACAAATAAACCTAATCTTCCTAATGAACTTTTTCCCATCAAAATTGGCACGTGTCGAAGTGTCTCCGTATATTCCACCGTAGAAGCAAGATAAACTATTCCTGGTTGTAAAATCAAACCTTCGTCGGGAATAATTATAGGTGCTGATGGGTTTTTTTTTCGCACATCTAAAACCCTTTCTGTGTATAAAATTAACGTGTTTGAAAGCGTTAAATCGTAGCTATTAGTTCCTAAATTGTTAGGGTTAAAAGGCTCAATCAAGATGTTACCTTCGCTAATTTCGTCGTTAATTGTCTTGTCTGTTAAAATCATTTTGTTTCGTTTTTAAAAGTTTTATCGTAATATTCTTCAAGCGACATATTATTTTTAATATTTATAACAGCCGCTTTTCCATCATTGTAGGCTTGCATTATATTCTCCTTTTCCATTTCTTTGGCAATTTTAAATCGCTCTTTGTATTTATTCCTAAGAACTTCTGAGTCAAAAGAAACTATGCCAAGTAAACTTATTTCTAAAATTTCAACTGCCTTTTGTTTCATTTGTCGTATTTTTTACGGTTATCAAATTCTTTTTTTGTGTAATAATATTCAGTTAGCATTGCAGCATTAGCCTGTAAGTGCGCCGCGTGAAGTAGTCCTGATTCTAAATCAATATCCTCTCCCAGCCTTATCGCTTCTAAGTGCCTCATTGCGGAGGCTATTACTTCTGTCCATGGCATACCCTTCTCCCAGTTGCCTTCTGGATATTTGCCAAGTGCCTGTGTCCATATTTTAGCATATTCGCGGTTAGCGAGAGCAGGAATAAGGTCGTAGCGAAGTTTATCACTATTATGTCTTAATCCCCTAACTTCGTTGTAGTCTGGATTTCTTCCTGAAGCTTTCATTAATTCGTCGACCATACTTGAACTAGGAAATTTTAAATATTTTTCGTGAACATTAGTACTTGCTTTAGGCAATTTTAAATATTTGTCGTAAATGTCTTTCATTTTCATAAACAATAAGCATTTAAAGAGTTTTTAAATAAATTTGTTTCTTTAACTTGTCGCAACATTTCTTCTACTAAATCTCTTGTTTCTTTCTGCGCATCACTTTTTAATCTTTGTTTACACAGTCTTATTAGTGCATAAAGACTTCCAGTCCACACCATGGTAGTATTAAGATTTAAAGGTAAAATAGTTCTTGCTTGTTCTTTTGATACTCCTAGTTCTATTAATTCCTGATAAGCTATTTTAGCATTCTCTATTATATCATCTTGTATAATATTAGCTATTGTGTTATTTGTTTCGTCTAAATCTTCACCACTACCTTGTTTACTTGACGTACTTTGTTTTCTCCAACAATTAATAATAGTATAACCATCACTAAAATTTACATATCTTCCAGAAACTGAATTATAATCTACACCAACTGTAGTTTTTATTATCTGCCTTTCTACATAAATAGGCATTTCTAATCTAAATTGTACTTTAGGGTGTGTAAATGGAGACCAATGATTTTTTTTAGCAAGAAATAAAATAAGTTTTTCGTTTTCTTCAACAGCATACATTGCAGCAATTTTATTATACGAAACGCGGGCCGCATTAGCTACCATGTCATCGTTTCCAAATATTTCTAAAAGTTCTACTTTCATTTTATTAGAGATTAATTAGAGATTTAAGAGAGGTTTAAGAGAGATTTAAGGGAGGTTTAAAAAGTAGTCAGAACGGGATTCGAACCCGCAAGTGGTACATCCAATTAATTCAGTTCCACCATCTGAATGTATTTAGGATGTGCGTCTACCATTCCGCCACCTGACTAGGTTAATATTAATTAACAGGATATAAAATCAAAGTTCTTGGTTTTGACTTTATTTCCTGCCATTCTTTATCTGACATATCAGCTTCATCTGAAGTCCATCCAATTGAATAAACACCCCCTGACCATGTATTATAAGGAATATAAACAGCATCTGAGTCAACACCTTTAAGTGGACTATACCCGTTACCCTCACTATCTTTTTGTAAAACCACTTCCATTTCATCAGGAAGATTTGCGATTGATTCTTTTAATTGTTTAATATTCATAACCTTATTTTTTTAGTAGCAAGGGCATGATTCGAACATGCGTCGCACCCCGAGTTACCAAGGCCGTTCTAAACCACTGAACTACCTTGTTATTTCTTTACGTTGTCATGTGTCCTACCAATATTCTTTCCTGCCTAAAGCTACTTAATAATGTCCGATAATTATCAGAAGTAACGATTAGCAACTTTTGAACGGCTCTACATTGCTCAAAGATAGCTGTAGCATTTGGATATTTTCCTTTAATGTAATAATCAGTCAAAGTAGATGAATGTTTTATTTTCTTATACTCCTCGTCTGGCATATTTTTTATGCAAGTCATCATTAGGTAAGCGTAAATACTTTCATTCATTCCGCTAATCATTGTGTAGCGAGAATAGTAAGCAGATAATTGCCTTAAATACTCGTCACATTGGTCCAAATGTTCGGCACTCGGGGCTGTGGTGATCCACTGATTAATTTCTTCGCAAAAAGCCTTAATCTCCAACATCTTTGCATTATACTCTTTCATTTGGTAGTTTTTAAAATGGGAATCTTTCATCGCTTATCAATCCATCGGTATATTTAACGCCTTCTTCATAGCCTTTTTTAAAGGATTCTTTTATTTCATTATCGTACTTTAATTTAGCTTCTTCAAAAACTTTTATTAAATTTTTTCCGCTTAAACTATTGTCAAGGTGCAACCATGTTTTATTTATAAGATTTCTTTTAACTTCCGTTAATTCAACAATCAACCAATCTATTGAAATTATTTTTTCTTCCTGCTTTTCCATTTGTTTTATTTTAAAAGTCAAAAAATCCTTCACTATCTGCCCAAAATTCGGGACCCATATCTAAACCTTCCATATTTACCCTGTGGGCAGCAGCTATTAATCTACTCCATTGCCATTTAGCTTTTTCCCTGGCATCACGGGAAATTCTGAATGGTGTTACATATCCTTCATTATCAACTGCTATAATAAAATAATCTACAGGCTCATTAATTTCATCAAATTTATGGCAATAAATGGCTGCTTGTAAGTCGTATTGATTGTGTCGTATTTGCGCTCTTACAAGTTGTTCTCCAGAACGTGCACCCATACGCTTCAAGTCCCAAATAACGCGCTTACCATTTCTATCTATACCTTCAGCATCTTTAATTCCTTTGTGCTTAAATCCTTTGTAGAAAAAGTCAGTCGTTACCTGAAATTCAAAGTTATCCGGATGAAGTAAACCCTGAAAAGCAACCGTACTATTATTTCGTACACTTTCGGCAATATTAGTGCTATCGTTGTATTGTTCTTGATTTATAACAATTCTTTTACCGATTCTTTCTTTAATTCCTTCCCAAACGGCTATTTGTTCCAATGTTTCAGCCGATGGTTTTTTAGCGTTTATTTGTGCGCTGGTTGGCTTTTTTATATGGTCAGGCATAATAAAAAACCTATCTTGAAAACTTTCAGGTTCAAATAAAATGCAATCCAAAAGCGTACCTTCATCCATCGCTTTAGTAGATGTACGTGTCTGTTCAATATACCTTTTTAGGCATAAAGGAGAATGAGAGAGGGCTTTTAATCTCGAAAAACTAAGGTGCTTTATTTCATTCATTTGGCTTAGTATTTAAAGCGTTAGCCATTTCGGTAAATAAAGCAGCGTGTACTTTATGCCCAGGATTTGAAGCATATAAATTAATTAATTCATCCCTATTTTTACAAGAAAGTATTTTTGTCTTTAAATCCTCTACATTTATTTCTACAGATGGATTAATCTCCGCAGCCTGAATGGTAGCATCTTCAAAAGCAGCTTTTTCTTCCTCAATATGTAGTCCAGATAGTTCGTCACTAAACGCAACCTTTAAAGCTTTAGCCCTGGCACATTTGGCAATCATGTTAAATGGCATCGTGGCGGCTTTTGAATAGCTATCTTTTCCGGATGATACCGCAGGGTAATATTCTGCAAACAAAACCGTAGCAGTAAACGGGCAACGGATCCCTCCAACAATAGCCCAAACAGTTACCGTACATGAAATAGGCATTTCTTTAGCGGCCTTTAATTCGCTTGCTGTTTTGTACGTTCCGTTTGATTCCCTGTTATATTGTTCTTCATCTATACCGGCAAATCTTCCAGTGCGTGCGGCTTTTTGTTGCAAACCGTCTATACCTACAATGGTATGATACTTCATGCCGTCGCGGCTGTTATATGCCACTAAATAGATTTCCTTCTTAAAAGGGCTTAAACCATGCTGCCTGCAACTTTCGGCAAATACTTCTACCTGTGGCGCAGGTGTTCCAGCAGGAATCACGCCTGCCTGTGCTAATGTTTCGATTTGTGCGGGTGTTATCCCTATTTTTGCTACTTCCATGATTAAAATTGGTCTAATTGGTCTTTCATTTTTTTAAACGTTAATCTCTCGCTGATTAACTCAAAATCTATGGCATCCACCATAATTGAATTAAATAGGCTACGATATTGAGGCAGAATATTTTCAAAATTAAAAATATCATCTATTGCCCTTTCTACTCCTTCTACCGAAGTATCTTTTATGTGGTAAACATCGTTAAGGTAATTTAGCACCATTAGGTTAGTATCGTTCATTATAAAGATTTTAAACTTTCGATAAATTTGTCGTTATCTTTAATGGCTTGTTCCAGAATGTCTTTATAATACCTATGATTAAAGTTGCTATAATCAACATCATGCACAACTGGTATCTGGTTTATGATATTTAACATATAATTTAACCTATGCGCGCCTTCTTTACTACAC